GTGCGGACCAGCAAAGGGGCTGTCGGCAAAGAGGGCTATGAGAAGAAGCTCTGGAAGAAGCTTGAGGCGGAGATCGAAGAGGCCGCTGCCGAGGCGCAAGCCGCTACGGTGGAGAGGTGCATTGACGCAATGAAGCGTGCGGACGGAGCGTACAACCCGAATGCCGAAACGCTAATTCGCCAGCTCTCTCCCTCCCCAGACCCGCTGGCCCGCGTGCGGCTGGAGGCGAAACTGGAAGAGGCGGAGTTGACGCCCCACGATGATTTGAGTCATATAACCGGATTGGAGAATACTCACTGCCGGAAATGTGCGCGCGTCGCCGATCTCGAAGAGCAGCACGCGGCATTGGGAAAGTGAGGGATTGTGGGACCAGAAGATAATCCGATAGACGATAATCACGGCGCTGCAAGCGAGGAAGAGGCCGAGTTCTGGAACGCTCTAGAAATCGCATGGTGTGAGTTCCGCGCCGGTAAAGACCCGAGTGAATTTACCAAGGACGAAATGTTCCAGCAAGGGTACGGAATGGCGTGGAGAGACTGCCATAAAACGCTGAGCAAGTGAGTTTGTGAGCGCGTGCGGCGTGGCAGCGCCGGGTAAGCGGTATCACGACCGTGGTAAGTTCGACCAATGAGAAGCGCGTACTGCCTATCGAGAGGCTAGCATCCCCGCGTGGACTTGGTCGGACATGGTGCCGGGTGGGGAATCCGGCCACGCGCTCTCCAGGAAGGCGCAATCACGCAGGAAGGGAGTGAATCGCCAATGACGAACACTGGAAACCCCGAGAGGACCATCGACTGTTTCATTTGCGGAGGCGCTCGATACCTCGGCCTGACGCATAGTTGCGGATCATCGGGACTTCCGAGGCCGTCCCTGGTGCCAAGAACCTCAGCCGACGATTTGCTGGATTGGTTGCTTATCGAAAATCGCTGGCTGAGGGGCGATCTTGAAAGGGCGAAAATACTGCTTCAGGGCCGCTGAGTAAAACGATCCGGCAGAGGCGCAACCGGCGCGAAGAGGACGGTGAGGCTAGGCGATGAGAAACATCCTCCCGAAAAAACGTAAATGGATTTATGTCCAGAATCCGAAATCCTAAGGGATTACATGTGATAAGTGTGGCGGAACCAAGATCGAGTGGAGTGAGTTCGAGCACCTTATTTGGTGCTATGACTGCAAAATAGATACAGCAGGAACGAAAGGGGTTTTTGATGGCCCAATCCCTATCAATGCCGCTGGGCTTATTGGAATGAGCTTTGATCGTTTTTACCTTAAATCGCGGAGGCTCACGACATGGGACGGTAAGTTCAAGCGCACTCTAGTCTGAGTGCCCAGATTGACCCGCGCCCAGCCGGTACCGACGGGAGGTAAGGGCGGACGGGTGACAAAGCCGGCGTGAGAGGGGGAGGACACAGATGCCCGGAAATTTAGACGGTTTAGTTGATTGGCTCGAACGTGAAGCAACACAGCGCATCCAGAATGCCAAGAGCCGTCGAGAGTATTCTTCTGCTGTGAGAAATGCTACGACAGCGGAACTGCGTTACGCCAAGGACTTGGCCGAGAAAATGGCTGGGCATAGGCTTGAGGTGAGTGCCAGCAAAAAAGCTGCCGCTGAATCCGCAGACATTGACGATCGCATAGCGAGCAAGTTGGAGGCCGAGGCTCGGCAACTCAAGCAGTGGGCCGAGGCGATGAAAGGGGAAGGACATGAATAGGGACGAGGCGTTTGAGAAGTGGTTTAAGGAATACGAAAAGCTCATTGTCGGATATCCTAACGAGACTTCAAAGATGGCATCCTTTCTCACGAACGATGCTTGGAACGCCGCCTGGGATACTGCCTTGCTCAAAGCGGCGAAGGCGCAGTGTGACTGGTGTAATGCTGGAAGGATTCCTGTTAGAAACGCCGATGGAGTTTATTGCCATAGGGACCAATCAGGCGATGATCTAATATGTGCAGCTAATCCAGAGCACCGCCTCCGCTCCCAGGCGGGGAAGTGAGGATGGGATGATCGGCCTATCTGTCGGAGATTTCGTTCTAGTTTCCCTGCTACTGGTTTTCCTTGGCTGGCTTCTTGGTACGATTGGCGAGGAGAACTGGTGGCTTGTCAAACCGGGGCTTTTCTGGAAGCTGATTGAGCGGAGGAGGAACCATGCTGACTGACGAGCAACTGGAGCTGTTGAAATGCAGCCATTGGTCGGCACCACCCAGCCCGCACATCAAGGCATCTCGGGATGCTGCGGAGGAGATTTGCCAACTGCGCCAGTCTCTCGCGGAGGCCGAGACATTTCGCAAGGCATCCGTGACGGCCCACGAACTCGATGCCAAGCTATTTAGGGATAAACTCGCGGAGGCCGAGCAAAAGAATGACAGGCTGCGTGCTTTGGTAGTTTCACAGCTTCCATCAGAGAAGGAAATTGAGGACGTAGAGCAATATATCAAGCATGGGAAGTGCAGCGGAGATGCCCCGATTACGCTGCGAGCAAGATTGTTGATCGCCGAGAGGCAGAGGGACGAGGCACAGCGAGCCTCGCGGAACTGGGAGGCCAGTTACAACGCTGCGGTCCGAGAGCGAGATGCGGCACAGGCTGAGTCACGACGGCTTCGGCCACTGACTTGGAAATGTCCCACTTGCGTGCACACTTATATTGGCCACGACAGTTTTCCTTCATGCCCTAAAGACGGCAGCGAATTGGTCCCTCAATCGCCTCAGGAAAAAACTAGCCCCGGACAGCTCTTGCTGGACCGCCTCGACGCGGCAGAGAAGGAGCGCGATGCGGCACAGGCGAAGTGCGCGGAGATCATTCGTACCGCGCATCGTTTTCTTGAAATTCTAGCAGAAGGAACATCAAAGGGCCGCCCTGTTGACGCGATCCCAAACTCGTCTATGAAATACCTGAAGGACTTTGAGGACTCCATTTTCCTGAGCAACCCCGGCCAACCCTTGCTCGACCGCCTAGCCGCGTTGGAGGCCGTGCGGGAAGCGGCGGGAAAGATTCGCCATTGGCATGATACGCTTTACAACCAGTCTACCGGAGAAACAGAAGGCATGGTCGTATCGGCGGATGCCGTCAGAGGATTGTGGAAGGCCCTCGCCGCCGCGCAGAAAGTCCTTGCAGCCGGCGCCCTGAAGGAGCAACGAACTTGAATAAACACAGAGTCTCGCTCGCCCTCTCCGGCGCTGGGGTCTTCGTGGGCGTTGGGGGAGCCATCTTCTACCATGCCACCCTCCGCCACAGCCTCGCCTTTTGGGCCGCGCTCTCCGGGGCGTGGGCGTTCGACTGCTTGGTGAGGGAACTCATTGGAGGGAAAAAATAATGTGGGCTTGGGAAGGCTTGCTTCCGGTCTTGATCGCGATGCTGTTCGCCGCCGCGATCGTCGATTATTTCCTCAGAACCTACGCGATCACGCGCCGGATCTCCGTGGGCGACATGAAGGTCGAGGCGACCAGCATGGAGGACGCCAGGGCGTTGATGGAGCTTCTGGAAAACTATTCTAAGGAGAAATGAAATTGAGCAACGAGAAGCTGACCTTACTCATTTCAGTAGCAGCCTCTGCGGCCGCGCAACAAGTCCAAATGGGAAGGGGATCGGATTATGCCTGCCAAGTCGTCTTTGATTTGGGCATGATTCCAGATAACAAACTCCCCAAGACCAAGGAAGGACTCAGGAATGCGGCAGCGGATTGGATCGACTACAATTTCAACGAAGGCCCTCGCCCTGCATGGTCGAAGTGATTCTCACGCCATCACTCTCTGCTTTTCAGCCTCTCCGTACTTGGGGTCGAGCACGCGCCACTGGGGAACGCAGGTGGCGACGTAGTAGCGGCAGGCGTCGGGCGAATGCGAGTTCGCGTGCAGCGGCTTCTCCTCCCCGCGCTTCGCCGCGTTGGGGTCCCAGGCGTAGACCTCGAAATCCTTGATGACCTGCCGGCACCGCTCGCGGTGGAAGCGGATCAGCCCCCTGGACAGGCAGATGGCCGTCCGGTTGATCCCCATCTTCACGTCGTTCTCGGCGTCCGTCACCCAGTAGCCGCGGCTGGATAGCTCCAGCTTCATCGAGGCTGCCGAGGGATCGACGACGAACTGCGGGTTGCGGTCACCCCTCAGCTTCTCGCCGAGCCAGTCGGCGTACTGCGCGTCGGTCTTCTGCCTCTGGTCGGCCTCCGGCCCTGGATCCCAACGCCACTCGTCGACGCACCACGAGACCTGGCCGTCGTCGCGCCAGTCCAGCGCCACGAACGGGCACGACGTCCCGTAGTCGATCGAGATCACCCGCTGGTGGTGCGCGCCGGGACCGTAGAAGCCCTCCGGGAGGTCCGAATCGACGAACGTTGACTTCTCGTTCCAGGCGTCGCCGTAGATCGACCCGCCGGCCATCACCCACAGCCCGAGGATCAGGCGCTGGTAGAAAAGCCCCTTGAAGAGCTTCTCCTGCGCCGAGACGAACTCCGGCGTGAGGTTGGGGTTGTCGCGCATCGTGCAGTGCATCGACCACAGCAGGCCCGCCCTCCTCAGTTCCTCGTTGTCGAGCACCTTGGCCTTGATGTAGTGCGACGGCGTGTCGGTGTTCGTCGTCGCGTACAGGCGCGCGCCCTCGGGGGACATGCGGGTGAGGAGCATGTTCCAGAAGTCCTCCGGCATGAGCGTGGCCTCGTCGCAGACGGCGAAGCCGACCGTCAGGCCGCGGACGTACTTCTCCGAGCCCTCGTCCTTCGCCCCGATGACGAGCCAGTCGGAGCCGCAGAGTTTGAGGTAGCCGGACTGGTGGTTGTAGACGTAGTTGCGGGGGCCGACGATCGAGAAGAGGTCCTTCAGGACGTTCTGGAAGATCGTCGCCTTCGTGACGCCGGTGAAGACCCTCCACCCCTTGACGGGGTAGCGGCATCCGTAGAGGGCCTTCGGGTGCAGGGCCCAGGTCTTCCCGCTCCGCACGCTGCCGTGGAGGATGTTGAGGCGGCGGTCCTCGTCCGGAGGGCGGTAGGCGAAGGAGGCGAGCCGGGGACCAAAATTGAGCGCTTTACCCATCGCGGCGAGTATGGGGGATGCGGCGGGGGAAGGTCAAGCGGGGCGGCGAGATTCCGAACACGACCTCGCATTTGAAAATCGCGTAAACTCGGCTTTTCGGGAATCCTCTCAATCGGCGCCAGCGCTTCTGCCGGACCGCCGCCAGGAATTTCCTCAGCGATCTGAAGCTCAGAGCCCGCGCTCCGATCATCTTAGGGCTATGCATGCGGCAACCTCTCCTCGACCGCGCCCTCGAGCCGCTCGGCCGACTCGGCCATCTCCCGCGCCGCCTCTTGAATCAAGACGTCCTCGACCGGGCCGAGCTTCGCCGCCGCGACCCGGAGCCTGACGGAGACCTGGCGCATAATGCGCCTCAATTCGGGGAGGATCGACGCCGCGGACCGCAGCCCGCTCGCCGCCCTGCCGGGCTCCTCGGAGCGGTTCCAGTCCTTGGCGCGGCAGTTGGGGCACATCCTCGGAGGCTGCTCGGGGTCGAGTGCCAGCCACTCGTAGTGGCAGCGGTCGCAGTCCCAGACGAGGCGCTGGAGGGCGCTCATCAATGACCGCCCTTGGAGAAGAAGTCAATAGCAACCTTCGCCCCACGGCCACGAAGAGAAGCCAAAACAGCATCCAAGCCTTGAATCGAGTCATCGAAGGCCTCCCTCCCCTCCGGAATCCGGCACGACCCCCTGCCCGCTGAAGTTGCCCGGGTTGACGTAGCCGGGGCCGACGAGAGGGTTCGGCTGCAACGGGTTCGCCGTCAAGCCGTAGGGGTTCCAGAAGGTCGCCGGCGCCGGGCGCTTGTCGAAGACCACCCTGCCGTGCTGCGGGCAAGCCCACGACAGCGAAGAGAACGGCTCGGCGCGCCTCTGCATCTCGTCGCAGCAGCAGCGCGAAGAGCTCGCCGGATCCGAGGGCTTCTCGGCATCGTCCCACGGCCCCTTGATGCAGCCCTCGACGATCCCCCTGACGGCTTCGGAGACCCCGACGTCGCTGTGACGCCCCTCGGTGAGCGCCGAGATGTAGTTCGTGATGCGCCGCGCCAGCTCGTCGCGGAAGAGTCTCGAGGCTTCCGGCGCGACGACCTCCGCCGTCTCGCCCTCTTCCGGCTCGGGGAAATAGGGGCGAAGGACCTCTTCGACGCTTTCGCGGTACAGCAGCCCGAGGCCGTCGCCGCTCGACGACCGCAACTCTAGGCTGTCGGCCGGGCCGGCGGGGCCGGTGAACAGCCGATCGCAGATTTCCTTGACCGGGTCGCGCTCTTTCTTCTGCTCTGCCATTCTTCACCTCTCACTTGAAGTTTCGAGCTCCATGTCACTGATATTTCGGCGCGATCTTGTAGCCGTTGCCGTGGCACCCCGAGCACGGCTGCGGGATGTCCGTGACCGTGACGCAGAGTTCATTGACTTCCCACTTGCCGGACGGGTAGGGCCTGAGGCCCGTACCTCCGCATTCCTCGCACTTGTGCGGCATATCCTCACCTCTCGCTTGAAGTTTCTCCCGCAACTCGCTGGCGCTTCGGCGGTATCGCCACCGGCTTGGGCGGCTTAAGGTTCGCGGGAGCCGAAGGGTTGACACCCTCCCGCGGCCCAGCGCGCTCGTCGAGCTTCGCCAGAAACCACCCGGCGAAGAACGACGCGAGCCCGATTCCGGCGACGGCGGTCCACATCATTTCTTCACCTGAGGCTTCACCGGCGCCAGGGACGCTTCCGGCTGCGGCGCGACCCTCACCAGCGACCCCGTCCGGTAGTCGAGCGTCCAGTCCGAGCAGGGGCTCAGGCTCTGCGCCTTGCACTCCTCGGCGACCAGCTCGTTGCCGTCGGTCAAGGCTTGCTGGAGCTCCTGCGCCACGGTCCGGAAGGCCATCTGGCCGGTCTTCGTCAGCGGCCGCGTCTCGGGCGGCTTCGGCTGCTGCGGCGCGGCTCCCTGGGCGGCGAAGGCCCCGAGGGCGAGGATGGCTGCCAAAATCCATTGGGTTCTCATCGGCTCTCCTCTGTCCAAAATTTGGAATCTCAACTGTTACTTGAAGTCTTCTCTCTAAAGCTCGCAGCGGTCGGTCAGTTGGCGGATCAAGCGCTCGACCGACTCGATGACGTCGTTGTTGCGGTGGAGTTGGAAAGCGAGCACAACGAAGTTCGCGTCGGCTTTCTCGACTTCGGCGCCCTTCTCGGCTTTGTCATCAGAAGGATTAGAGCGAAGCGTCGATTTGATCCGATCCGCCAGCGCGGTCGCTGCCTTCTTGAGCAATTCGCAGGCGCGAGCTTGCCTGTCCAGTTGCTCGGTCACCTGCGACCGGCGCCCGGCCGTCGGCTTGCTGTCGATCCCACTGGTTTCATAGGCTTCCCGTTTCATCTCTCCTCCTCCGGTGATTGTGTTTTGCCTTGCATCTCTTTCGCCGCCTCTCTTGGACGAGATCGCGTCCCCGGGCGGATACGGCGGGGAGCCGATAGAGGCGACCGACAGACCGGTGACCGTCCCGCCTCGGCTGACCTTTGCGACGGTCACGCTGCTGGACCCGGAGCGTTTCGGGGGCCCGGCGACGTCCCCGGCGCCGGTCTTCCGCTTCTTCTCCATCACTTCGCGCCTCTCTTCTCGACTGCCGGCTTCGAGGCCGACTGGTCGTTAAGCACCCCGCGAATCCACTCCGAAAGTCCCAGCCCCTTTTCTGCCGCCTGGGCCTTCCACTTCTCCACCTCTCGGCTCTCGGCTCGGAGCTTGATCGTCGCGTCCTTCGGCATGGGGAAACGATACTGCGAGTGTGGGTACAAACGCAAGGGAAATCTGCTATACTTCAGCGAGGCCGAGACGCCGCGTGGAACGGCGCCCGGCTTCTTGGCAAGTCCGCGTCACAGGAGGACGCCTTCATGCCCGAAAACAATCATACCACCGAAACCCGGCTCGCCCGGAGAGATCAGGTCCTTGACCGCCTGGAGCGATGCCGGGAACTTTTGAACGAATGCAAGACCCTCAAAGACGCCGTAAAGCTCGCGGCGCTCAGCGAGGCCGCGAAAGCCTACGCGAAACGGGTCGGCGTCAGCAAAGAAGTCATCGCCGAGGCCTCCGCACTCAGGGTCGAGGCAGAACGTAAGCTCGGCCAGATTTTGGAAAAGACACCAAAAGCTAAGGCTGGCCGCCCTGAAAAAATAAATCGGTTACCCAGGTTACCAATTTCCGAGACTGATGAAATTGACAAGCCGGAAACGCTCAAGGCCGCCGGTAAGGCTGGCCGCCCTGAAAAAATAAATCGGTTACCCAGGTTACCAATTTCCGAGACTGATGAAATTGACAAGCCGGAAACGCTCAAGGCCGCCGGCATTCCCAAACACGTCAGCGTCAGAGCACAGAAGCTTGCTGCGATTCCCGAAGAAGAATTCAAGGCCAAGATTGACGAGACGAAGGAAGCAGGCAAAAACATCACATTCTCGACTTTCATTGAGCGCGAAGCCGCCCATCCCGTACTCGAGTGGATTCGCCGCGGAATAACTCTCCGCAAACAATATGATTCGATAGAGTGGCAAGATGAGGAATTGATCGAAGTGAAGTCGTCTTCCCCTCAACTCAGAACGTGGCTCCTCAGCATGAGCATCGCGGCCGTCCCGGAGTCTCAATCCCAGCTTCGCGTCAGACCGCCGGAAGGCAGCAAGTGGAGCCAGAAGGGATGGAGTTATTTCTTGCAGGCTTACAAGCGGGAACCAAACGAGGCCGAGTGGGAACCGTACCAGAAGGGGCGTCTTTAGCTATTGCCCTTCCCCGTCTTCCCTCGCCGGGCGCAGCAGCGCCTCAGTGATTGCCGTTTCCCTCCGCCCTGACTTGCTCCTCTGGTGAGACGACCTCCGCCGTCACGTCGGCCGAGGGCAGCAGCTTCTCGATCCCCTGGCGCGCCAGCTTGCGGTGCTCGGTCTGGAATTCCTTGAGGAGGTCGCCGAGCGTGTCCTGCGGAGAGTCGACCGTCACCCGGGCGCCGTACTTGTGCGGGTCTAGGCGCGCCAGGACCCACTTGAGCGTGTCCACCTTCAGCTTGCGGTGCTCCGTCATGTCCCGCTGGTGAACCTCCCGCACGCGCTTGAGCTTGCCCGGCCCGTCGCCGATCTCCTTCGTGATCTTGACCAGGCCCTCTTCCTGCTCGCTCGCCGTCGCAAGCATCTCTTCGTAAAGGACTTCCTTCTGCGCCTCCCGTGCTTTGGTGTATATCTCAAGAAATCGCTTGTGGGTCATCAGCCAGGTGAACACCGTGGCCGGGGTCGGGAAGTCGTCGCTGCTGGCGCAGATGTGCTTCAATCCCTTGGGGGTCGTCGCGATCAGCCGGCAAAGCCGGAGGCCTACTTTGTGGGAGTATTTGGTGGGCCTTCCGCCGTTCTGCGCCTGTCCTGCACTCATGCCGTGGAGTTTACGCCGTCCGAGGGGTTTCGGTCAAGGCTTGACCGCGAGCCAGCCAGCGAAGCACATCCAGCGCCAGAAGCACTCGGCCTATGAAATGGTAGGAGATTGCGATTCGATCCCGATGTCCTCAACCTGAATTTCTGGAAACTCCTTTGGAATCTGCCGGGGGTCTCCATTGAAGAACACAAGGACGTTCTGGTGCGTCTTCCCCAGCTTGCGGTACTTCCCGAAGGCAGTCCCGATGCGGATAGGCAGGCTTCCGACCGCAGTTACTAGAATAGCCTCGTTGTACAGCTTCATGTCCGCAGACTCAAAGGCCGCAATGGTGTCCGAAACGAAGTTCCGATAGAACCCTTGCTTATCCCGGTAATCACCCACCACGAAGCACGCGAAGCGATTGGGCTTGAGCATCCCGCACGACACGCGAATTACCTGCCTGTACGCGTCCAGAAACTTTTCGTGGGGCATTGTCGAGAGATCACGTGGATCGGAGCTGTAGACTTCTAAATCGCCGTAGGGCGGGCAGGAAAAGACCAGATCGTAACTCCCCGGCGCGAGAGCCGCTGCTTTCAGGGCGTCGCCCTCAATCCATTGCACGCGCCCGAAGTCCCTCTTTACTGCCCAGCCATTTGAACCTACGGCGAAGATGTCTTTGGCCTGTTTGCGGTTTGCGGCAAGCTGGCCCTTTGAGAGTTCGATGCCAACGTAGCATAGGCCCAGGACTCCCGCCACTATGCCCCGCACGCTTCCCCCAGCAAAGGGGTCGAGCACATGACCCTTGGGTGGGCAGAACCAGCGGTAAATCAGCTCGCAGAGCGTCGGATCAAAGATACTCGTCCCGCTCGCCTCTTGGTTCACATCCGAGCCGTCGCGGTTGTACTTCGTGCTGCTTTCCGTCATCGGGCCGCCACGCCCCGCCCCGCCCCCTCCACCTCCAGGGACCACTTTATTCGCTCGCATGTGCAGGTCCTTCCGCGCAAATTTCCCGTCCGGGCCGATTTTACTATCCGGCATCGGCGAGCCACCAGGTGCTACATTCGTTCGTTCGTTCGTTCAGCCATGCCGGTCCTTCTCCCCGCATCAGGTCTTGCCCGAAGGCTCTCGCATTCTTACCCATCTATCGGCCTGCCTCTTCCGTCGCCCCGCTGTCGTTTGCTGTAGTCTGCCGCTGGCCTTGGCGACCCGCCCGGCGACGCTGAAACTCTCTTAGCCTGCCTTGGCTCTTGAAGGCCGACGCCTGTTCTGTTCTGTTCTTGCACGCTTCGTCGCCTGATCCGCCGACGGCTTCAACCGCTGAACCGTCGCGCTAGTTTCAAGGGCCATCTTCGGTGCACCCCCGCGCCCTAGTTCACCCTTTATCCCCAGCGCAATCCACGCCCGCTTGCGGTCCTGCCAGTAGCCTTGCCGGGCGTCGAGCACAGAGAACGGAGGAACAATAAAGCGCTCGGCTAGTGTCCTACGCGCCTCTTCTGGCGTGACGCCTTCGCCGCTTCCCTGCCCGAGAGCATCCGCAAACAGCTTCGTCAATTCCTCAGGGAAGAAAAATTTATCCAAATCTGCAAGGCCGTCATCGGAGAGCGCCTTCAAGACGGCGGGGTCAAATTCGCTCAAATCGGAAGTCCTGTTATCGGCCAAGGCCAACTCTGCCTTTTGCTGGTCTGTAAGGCCCCGGCGCACCACCGCTATGATCTCGTGGCCACTCGCTTCAACCGGAACCACTTTCTCGATACCGACATTTGCGGCCGCTTCGATAACGCCGTGCCCAGCGATGATCTGCCCCTCACCGTCTATGAGGATTGACCGACCCGCGCCGTAGCTTTCAAGTGACCGCTCGATCATGCCGACGTTGCGCTCACCGTGCGTGCGGGCATTCCGCGGATCGGGCCGAAGGTCTTTGAGGCTGGAAATCTTGTGGCCGTTAGCTTTGGATTTCATCGCTTTACGTTGTACCACGAGATGCGAAGTGCCGCAATCTGAAAGAATTTGAGCCAGCGCAAAATCCAACGGATCGTTTCGGTCTTCTCGCCGGAGAGAATCGCGTCTTGATACTTCGCTTTGAACCACAGAGATTTCATTGAGTCTCTAGCATTCTCTCGGCCTGCGCTTTGTCCATCGCCGGGCCCACGTACTCAAATCCCGCCGTCCAGCGATTCCAAGCCGTGCCGGTGCCAGCGGCGAAGCCTTTTCTGCCACGCCACGTACTGCTACTCCTCTGCGCTCCGGGAGCTCTCGCGCATCTCCAGAGTGAAGAGGCAGACCTTGAACTTATCATTGCTGGATGAGAAGTTGTCGATATTGAGCGAAAACCTAAGCCTTTATAAAGAGATGCGCAGAAATTAGACACAGCGTTGCCGATCCCAACTCCCTGAAAGTCTGGAAGCGTCACCGTCCGGTGTTCTCGCCTCATTTTGCCCGCCGATCTGCGCGTCACGAAGTGCAGCCACGAACTAAATGCCACCGGTCGGCTTTCCCATTCCGCTAGAAAGCAAGTCGATGAGACGTTCAAGTCTGTGCTCAGATAGTGATGCTTCCTGAATATCTGCCAAGCCGAGTGATGCACGCGGAAGATTTCAAGCTTGATTTCCGGCCGCCGAAGCGACCTCCCGGCGCGGAATTCGTTCGTGCTCGGATCGTAAATCCAGTCGGGCTCGAGCCATTCGGCAATGTCGTAGTGACACGAAACAGCGATGAGTCTTTGATTTCTGCGTCTCACGCACTTCTGCACCGCCGCAGACGCCACTTTCGCCACCGTCCTATCGACAACACTTGTAAATTCATCAATCACCGCAAGTGTTTTCAACTCAGCCAGAGTTCTCGCCACGCTCGCGCGGAATTGTTCTCCTGTCGAGAGTACTCCGAACGGACGCAGCCAGGACGGAGGCGAAGAGAAGCCCACCGAACACAGCAACTCCACGATGTCTTTGATGCCCATGCCTTTGGGGAAGGAATCGACAATCGAATTGCTCTCCGACCATTCCCACTCAGGCGCCAGCGAATCGCCGAATAGTTCCCGAGCGATTGTGGTCTTACCGCACCCAGACGGCCCAACGATCAAGCCGATATTCCATTGCTCGGGAAGATCCAGACTGACATCCCATCGTTGCTCGCTGCGCTCCGTCATCGGTACATCGAAGAGTCCAGATAGCTGAAGCACTCGCGCCGTTCTTTGAATCGGAGAACTTCTCAGGACAGTAACGCTTTGCACTTCAACCCCTCTCTCTCGAATCGCTCCAGCAATTCTGTTTGCGTCGCTTCGTTTTCGCATTCGATGAGCACCGCGTATTTGCTCTCGATGTTCACGTTGCCCGCGTCTCCACTTTCAATTGCCGTCTTGAATAGTCGCTCCAATTCTTCCGCGCTGAAAAACTTGTCCAAGTCGGCGAGTCCGTCATCAGAGAGCGATTTCAAGATGCCAGCGTCCCAATCAAGATTGACTTGCCCAACGCGATTCTGGTAAATAGCCAACTCGCGTGCACGCTTGCTGTCAACCGTCAGGTCTGTGCGCTGATGCACGACGGGGCGCGTGCCGTCCGTCTGCACCACGATAGGGTTGTCCATCTGAATTTCGGCCAATGTTTCGAGCCGCTGATTCCCGGAGATCACAACGCCGTCCTTGTCTACCGTGAGCGAGTCGCCAAAACCGCAATCTCGGATGCTATTCGCCATCAGGCCGCTACCACGCTGAGTGTGACGATTAGCATTCTTGTCATCGAGCCGAAGATCACGCAGACTCCTGATTTGAGAAGCGCCGTTGTCTTTCTTTTTCATGACTTTAGGTTGT